TTTAATTCGTTCAACATTATCTTTGCGAATTGCGTAGACTTCATTGGCGTTTTTTTGCTCTAAAATTTTCTTTTCATTTAGCGCGTCTAAATATTCTTCGGAATCTTTATCATAAAGTTTCAGTTTTTCATCAACTATTTGCAACTCGATAGCCTTCGTATTCATGCCGAAAGTTTGCAGGTAGTTTTTTCTGCGTTCCAATGCAGATAATTCACGCTGCTCCGTATGTTTGGAGGCTAATTCGGCATAATAAATTTTAATATTTGCAATGCGCTGCTCAGCATCTGCAATGGTAATTTCTTTTTTTAACGCAAGCTCCTGAACGGCGAGAATTTCTTTTTGCATCTTATTCATTTGCTCGCCTTGGTATCTTGTTTCAGCGTCTTTCACCGTTCTCAGATAATTATCATAAGCATCAAATTGTTGCTTACGGCTTTTGATTATTGCCTCGGTAACTGCTTTAATGATCTCAAGATATTCCGCTGCGCTTCGTGCCGCCTCTTCTTCTTCTTTCTTGGCATCACTCCACATCTTATAGATTGCTGCGCCAGCAGCAACCACGGCAGCACCTATTAAAACCCAAGGGTTAAGCAACATGGCCGCATTCATGCTCATTATAGCAGGGATTATCTGTGCTTTCATCACTGCTGATATACTTACCCATGCTTCACGCATGGCACCAATCTCCTGTATTCCGCGAGATAGGGCCATTACACCCATTACCTTTTTCATAATAGGCTCCAATGCTTCCGCTTTGTCGCCAAATAAAGCTGTTGCACCAATCATGACCTCAAGTCCTGCCGCGCCAACCTTAGCAGCATTACCCATTGCAGCGAAAATAGGCACTTTAGCACCAAGCGTTTGTTCAACTACTCTGTATTCTTGCAGCTCTCTTCGTAATGCTCCTGCTTTAGCCGTAGCCTGCAATGCGCGCGAGTCCATTTGTCCATATTCCTCAACTAATGCACTCGCCTCGCGGCTTGCCTTTCGCATTTGTAATTGAAGACTTTCATGTGCTTTTGCCGCATTATCTGTGGTGACCTTTATTTTATTCGCACCATCAGCCATGCCTTGAGCCATTCTATTCATGGCATCAACAGCCACTTGCACATCTTTTTGAAACTGCGCAGGATCAGCCGAAATAGGTATGTTAATTGAATCAGTCAACCCTCAATCCCCTTTCTTTTGCGAATTGCTTCATTAATTTTCTGATATTGGAGTCCATCGCATCTGTAACATATGTCACACCTTTTTGAAAGGCTCGTTCTTTGAAGTGATTACCTGGAACCTGCACGAACGTTGGATTGCCATTATGATAACGCCCTCCATGATGCATAAATCCGTAATTAAGGAAAAAAAATGTTTGCCAACCTGTTCCCGGTAATGCTAATGGCCCAACATAGACATTATTTGTTTTACGAGAAGTTTTTACGCCAAACTGCATGTTAACACTACCGCGCCAATTAGTTTTTTTTATCGCATCAAATTCTTGCTGCTCAATATTAGCCAAAGGTTGTGCTGATTTTTTTATCGCAGACTGAAAACGGTTATCATCAATCGGCATCATCGATAATTGCCTGAGCTTTTCACTAAAATCTTTAGCGTCAGCAGTCAATTTATTTATGTCGATGTTTACTTTCATAACGCATTTAATCGTTTAATTTCCTCCAGTGTTAACTTTGATTTAGGTTCTTCTTCCCACGGGAACTTTATCAAGTCGGTTGGCTTCTTAATCTTCGCTCCCATGCTATTTAAGCTCCAAAACCCGAGTAATCGTGTGCGTTCCCAATTGAGACGCTCATTTTTTTCATCAGCTATCAGGAATCCATTAGCCTTGTGATAGATGTAATCAACATCATCTATCTCGTGAGGTTTTAATTCGAGGATTCCGTAACAGACGCCATATAATCGCTCCCAGAATGCTCCGTTTTCGGAGCCTCCGAGTTTCCCAATTCGGCCACCCTGAAAAGCTTTGTAACTTTGTCGCTTAACGCGCTGATAACATCGAGATATATGCCATCGTTGTCGTCAATAATTTCGAGGGCTTTCGCTTCGTCAACCAAAAAAACAGCTCTCAGAATCGCAACGATTGTTGCGATGTCTGTTTGATTTTCGCTTATTTTTTTGATGATCTCACTCACCGGGCTTCCGGTTGATTTTTCGAGTGTTAAAATTGTGCTAGACTTGATGAGAAGTTCTTTTTCTTCTCCGTTGATTTTTATTGTTGCCATATTTGCTGTGTTTATGAGCGTGGAACCCGAATCAGGGCAGCCGAAGCCGCCCGTCAACGGATAATCCACAGCTCAGATGGAAATTATATTGTTGCCTGTGCTAATGCGCCGGTACCGGAAAGTGTTACCGTAAACGATACATTTTCCTCATTCGGAGCCTTTGTATCCACAGAGGATACAAGTACACTGCCGGTATATTTGGTTTCACCCGTTACAGCGGATGAGTACACCGCGGTAAGGATGGTTTTATTGATCTGTGCCGTGGTGAAATCGGTCATCCGGTAATGGGTATTGTCCAGCCCGGGATCATAAAGGACTTCTGCCGAGAAATCGAATGATCCCTGCCCATATGCCTGTTCTTTCCAGCCACCTGAATCTTTCGTGCTGACATCGCGCATGGCGCGGGCAAGTTTCATGTCGTTTGATTTCAGGTTAGCCACTGCAACCGAGCCGATATACAGTTTGATGAGTGTTCCGTCTTGTATGCTCATAATTTTAAATAGTTTGTTGTGTTAAACTTGCTGTTCCTTCCAGTGAACAGGTGAATGTTACGCTTTCTTCATTCGGGGCTTTGCTATCAATCGAACTGATGATAACTTGCCCGGTAAATTTGGTTTCCGTCGGAAAATAACTCGTATATACCGCGGTAAAAACTGTTTTATTCATCGGGGCAGCCATGATGATGTCGAAATTCTTACCGGAGGGGTAATAATCGGTTTCGGTAGCTGCTTGTTCCAATTGTGCACCCCAGGCATTTAATAACGTCGCCGTCGATTTTGAAATACTTGCCGTCAATGCAGTGGCTCCCGGAGATAAAATTGTTGCTGTTATCGAATACCGGGTCAATGTTGGGGTAAGCGTGATCGATGTAGATACCGGCGAACCGCCCCCGTCATCCAGAACCAAATCAATATCGCCTGTTCCTTTTGCCCAAACAGAAAATGTATATTCCCTTCCGTTCACCAGGTTAGAGACTAATTGCTGAACAAAAAGGCCACTATGGAACGTAATCAGATCAGCGGTTTTGCGGCCATCATTACCGACATCATTATTAGGGGTAATTGCCACCGAAGTATCCAATACCCAGGCAGATAAATTTTCGGAATTATTCAGTAGGTTTTTAGGGTTCTTCCGAACCAATCCTTCTGCCGAGCAGGAGAATGAAAGCTGGCCGTAATCCTGTTCTTTCCAGCCGCCTGAATCCTTCGTGCTGACATCGCGCATGGCAGCATTCGTTTTAATGCCGTTAGTTTTTACCGCTGCAATACGTTCTCCGTTCAAGAGCAATAATATATCGGTTCCGTTCTGTATCATCGTTGTACGCGTATTAGATAGGTTTGGGCGATCATGCAAACTCCCTGTAGCCGGCTCGCATCATCCCATTGTGCCTGATGTTGCCCCTGATATCCGATATGATCGATAGCTATGCCGTTAAAAGTTCCTGATTTATAGTCCAATGCAGCCCGTACTTTTTCAGCGAGATCTTGAGCAATAGAATAAGCAGTCCCAGCAGATGTTGTTTCAGCTACTGAGTTGATCTGAAATGAATATTCATCCAGGGTGGATGGCCCTGATTTTGTGTTGTTGGGTTTATTCGTGATATCCTGATAGGTTATACACGGCACCGGCAGTTTTTGCGGCTCAAATAATGGGAAAACCCGATATTTTTGACTGCCGTCATTATAGCCGACAATCGCGGAAACCGCAGTATCATTGCTTAAAATATTGAATATGGCTATTCCTATATCCATTAGGAATTATCTTTAAATGTTGCTGTGATTAAAAGTTCCACCCGCCTTCCGGCTTTTGGATTTTCAATGACATTAATAATATTGCCAGTTTTACCCTCAAATACTACTTGCATCTTTTCGATCACAGAAAAGGAATAGGGATAACGTATTGCAAATACAATATTCTGTGTTGCGGTTCGCTGTTCACTTTGAAATACTTCTTGACCACCACTCCATGATGTGCGACAAGGCACATCAGCGGCAATCAAAATAGGTGAAAGCGTAAATCCTCCATCCGCAACCTGTGTTTCGGTCAGCTTATTAAAACTGATAAGCCTGTCATATATCTGTGGCCCGTACATATCAATCGTGTTGGCAAACAATGTTTGTGGCAGTCGTACCGGTTGCAAACACTTTTTTAAAATGCCCCACTAGGTAGAAGCCTGAAGGTACTGTGAATTTTACAGCACCGCCGGTACATGGATTTGTGTCGTTTGTATCTTCATGGGATTCGGGTAATACAATTATATCGCCCCCGCCTCCTATGAATAGGCTTCCGCTAATTTTTATAACCGAACCGAGCGTTGAAGTACGTTGATAAGTAGGGGGTGTAGTATTTGTACCGCCAAATGTGAGGGCACTTCCACCTAAAGCAGATGAAATTTGAAAAGTATTGGTGGTTGAACTTACCACATACCATTCTTTAGTTACATCGATATCTGTTGTACCATGATTTGTAATTATTAATCTATCACCATTACCTAACCCATGTGCCGCTTTTGTGATAACATGAGTTGAAACGTTAACAGAATCAGCCAATATTGCTAATTCATTCACTGGTGTACGTTGCTGCGTAGTAATATTTGCAGTATCACTCGGTGTAATAGCTGCTTGTCCATATGGGATTGTCTTTGCTGCCATTTTTTAATTCGAATACATGAAATTGAGTTTGTAAGGATTAAGGAGAATGTCCACGCCATGGGGAATTTCTGAAATGCGAGAATCAAGAGTCTGTTCCCGATTATTAAACCATTCGGCGATTAATAATAATATCGCTTGGCTTATTGCAATAGGAACCGTGCTATATCCGGCCGTAAATGATATTACAAGACAATTCAGAACATCCTTAACCGGTGGTAATGCATTTATTTTAACGCGGGCGGGTTCACTTATGATATCCGTTTCATAATTGGATGGATCAAGAGTTTGTTGAGTGCCATTCTGATCAATATACTTTACAGAATCGATTGAAACCACTGGGCATTTAGAGAACTGAATAACAAAAGGAAGCGTAAAACTGATTGTTGTAGTTGGATAATAATTGCAACTGAAATCATTTTTATCCAAAAAAAGTTTCCATTGCTGATTTACCAAACTACGCCAGGTCATATTTTCAACAGTTTGCCGGGCAGCCGTTATTAAAGAACTGATAAGGCCATCCCAATAGGTTTCCGCATCTGTTATATTCAAATGCTTTTTAGCATCTGAGAGTGTTACAGGTTCAGTTGAAGGTGGCGTTATCAGTTGAAATGTTGCCATTTATTTTTTTGCTGCGGTTTCTGCATTTTCATGAGCGGCATCCTCGGCAGTTTTAATCACTATAGGATTTGCTTTTGCAGGTTTAGGTAAAATTTCTTCTGCAAAACCTGATTCGATCAATTCTTTCGCAAGGGTTTCTTTAAGATCAGCGGTTTCGCCGGCTGTATATGCGAGTCCGATGCCGGATGCCCCTTTAATAAATCTTATTTCCATTATTTTTAAATTTTAAATATCCTGGATAGGAAATCCCTATCCAGGATAAGGTGATTACGATACGTTAGTTGTGGTTATATCCTGGATTGCTCCGATTGCAGTTGCGTGCTTAATTTTTGCATCAAGATATTGTTCGATAGTTAATGCAATTTTACCAGCCCTTACTACGGCTGCGCTTTGGTTATCAATAGAAAGCACAATACCGCCAAATTGCCCGATTACTACCTGGCTGAAATCGCCAAATAATAACGCTGAGCAAGTCCCTGTTGTAGATCCTTTTGTTAAAGCAGAAGGAACATTCGATGTACAAACAAGTGGGTAGGTTCCCATCATGGATTGCTGGCCACCGAAATATTGCATATAGGAAGCAATCATTGCCCCTGATCCGGAATCGATAGGTATTTGCTGCGCCGATTGACGAACTTTGAAATTTGTCAAAAATTTACAGCTTGCTTCATCAGCATTGGCCTGCAATACTTTTGCAATGAGAGCCTGCAATTTTGCAAAAGTAAGCGCACCTCCATTGGTGCCGATTGCCACACTTTGAAGCCCGCTTGTTGAAAGAATACCGAGCGGCTTATTACTACCATCACCATTAATAATAGCATTTTCGATAGATACCGCCATGGATTTCATAATGCTTTGCAACACATAATTATCAACGGAATTATTGGTTTGAATAATGAGTTGGCGGCTAATATCGGTAGCACCAGTTAAACGATTTGGACGTAATGCGCGATTGCCGACCGTTGGATCACTCGGTGATGTAGTATCGGTTTCCCCTTCCCATTGCGTTGTAACGGCAACATCAAAACCTGGAAGATCTGTATTCGCAGCAAGACCTGTAAGCAGAACTGCTCCTAATTCGGCCATAACTGTTTTGGCGTAGAGCGCATCAAAAAATCCAAGCTTTTCTGTTGGAATAAAATACCCACCGGCTGCGGCAGTTCCGGCAGTCATCTCCCGTTTATGGATAACATTTAAAAGTTTGCTGGAAAGATAAATGCCGTTTGAACTCACTTTAGCACCCATAGCACGGGCTTCATTCTGGCTTTCTTCCAACATTTCTTTTTCAAAACCAGTTACTCCGGATGTATCATTGTTTTTGCTTTCCCGGATCAGTTTTCCCAGGTTGAAACGCTGGATTTCACGTTCTTCGGATCTACTTTCAGAACTGATAGGTAAACCTGCCGCTGCTCCGGCCTCTCTGGCCGCCTTTTTTTCAAGCTCCAAAGCCAGTTCGATATTGCGCGTTATTTTATCGGATTCGTTTAAAAGTCTGCGCATCTCTTTGGCCTCATCATCATT